GTAAACCATTAATAAAAAAGCATGTGTCATTCGAGTATTTTCAGTGGGTGTTTTTCACCGTTTTTAATTTCCATTTCAAGTTTGCCTTGTTTGCAAACCCACCTAGGACCACCAGGACCTTGAGTCCTTTTAATCTTTCTCTTCACTTTCAAACATTCCATCATCGAGTCGCGAGGTGTAAACTCAGTCGGTTTAACGTCTCCACTCATAAACATTAATAAAATAAAACCTGTAAATATTTCCATTAGTGTTTTCCGTTTAATACTTTATCTTTTAGCTTCTCTATTTGATCTTCAAGTTTTTCAATTCTCGACTTATAAAAATCAAGTGTAAGCTTTTGTTGTTGATCGTACGGAGCTTTGCCAGTTTCAATATTATTTGCGAGTTTTTCTAACTGACCAGCAAGATGTTCAATTAACATGAATTGTTCTGCATCTGCAGGTAGAGAACCCATATCACCACGTGGCCATTTGATACGAAACTCTGTATTTTTCTCTAAGTCAGATGACATTAGTGTAATGTCTGTTTCTAACTTATTCAGTCTTTCTATGATACCAAAATATGCCCATACGCCTACAGCCACTGCCAGAATAATTGACAGTAGATTTCGTATTGGCATTTCAACGCCAGTATTTTCAGATATTTTTGGCATAATTGCTCCTTACCATATTATTTATATCATGTCAAAAAATTGACACTTGCAATAATATGTCACACATATTTGTCAATTTTTTGACATTAATCGGTGTTGTATTTGTATTCTTCATCTGAATCGCCCATAGACAATCTACTATCTATGTCGGCTATATTATCGAATTGATCTCTATCATGTACATGTAACATAATAGTTGCATAATGTAATACTTTCATTATATCTTTTCTTGCATCTTCAATTGAACCTTTTTTGCCATACCTTTGCGCATATTTCATTATATTACCGATACAAAATCCTGCGCCATGACCACCATCAATTATAAACTCTGTTGCTTGAAACTGTTCTCTAGAGTAATGCCCTTTATACGTACTGTTAATAACGTCCATTAATTCATCAACGTACATATCTTCATTAAATTTATAAGATATTTCTGGTCTTTTTACCAATTCATTACTCATTTACGCTTATCCTCTATTATTTTCTTTGCGTTATTAACCCAATCAATAACTGTCTGATTGTTTTCGTGTATATTGCCTGGTTCTATTTTATGGCCGTGATGTTCTACAATAAACTCAGCTATCATTAATTCAGAATCAATACTCATATGTTATTTCTCCAAAAGTATGGAATTACTTTACCTTCGTGATCTAAACAACTATTCATTGCTTTTAACCATTTATCCATTTATTGTTCCCATCTATAGAATATATGTTTACCAATTGTAACTGTATGTGTTTTTCTAGATGCCCAGTCTGGAGATACATAATCAGCATGATAATGTGTTGCGCCTCTAGTGAAATCATACATTAATATGGAATTATAACCATATACTATTTTAGATGCAATAACTTTTATACTATCATACAATACATGATCTATAGATGGCACATCATCGGCTTTTCCATCACAATACCAACTAAATTGACATCTATCTCTAAGAGGATGCCACTTATTATGTTTTTCTAAAAACCATTTAGAATGCTGACCTTGATACACAACTTGACATACTGTATTTGGAAATCTTTCATCATGAACTCTATTCATAGTAACATACGCTACAGCAATCATTCCTTCCACAGATTGATTGCGTGCTTCCCAATACATATTTTTTGCTAAGCAGGTTGTTTCTTCTTGTTTATGTGTTTGAGCGTTTACTGGTGTACAATAGGTTAATACTAGCATACCAAATACACCAAACAGTAAACCTTTTAAATAATCAGTATTATTAAGCATACCAATACATCTCAACTTCATCAGAAATTTGAGATTCATCTAACCAATTAAACTCTCTATTTCTCATGATTTCAACATGTTCTTTGGCTTGAGATAAAGACTTGGCATTCTTAACGATATGCTCTGCGTTATTGTAAAACTCTTCCATTGAATCCATAACTAAACTTTTAACTTTTGACATATTATTTTCTCCGCTTTTTTCATTTTAATAGATATATTATACCATAAAAAAAGAGGTTTGTACACCTTTTTTTTCACTTTTTTCAAAGTTTGTTGTGAACATGTTAACTAATCCATTTGAGTTTTTGAATCGTATGTTACAATATGAACATTGTTTGTTATTCTAACTTTAATAGCATTGTGTATATGGTGCAATACAAATTTAGTATTTGGAAATTCTTTAAACATATTTTCCCACACTGGGCGCCAATTATTGGCTAATCTGTGGTTATTCATATTACCTCTGTCCGAATTAAGATAGAAATCAGAACAACTTCTTAAATTAAAATCAAATATAGAGTCAAATCCATATAAGTGTACTTCATCTGCTTTTACTTTATTTGCTGCATAATGTACTGCCATGTGACCACAATTAAAATCTGTATAATTTGCTACATATTTTGGCAAAACAGTATAAAATTCTCTTACTTGAGAAGAATGTTTAACATAAAATGTAGGTTGTTGATCCATCCAAATTTTAGGTCTCATGCCTAAAATCCAATTGCCAGGAATAGATAATGATCCTTCATGTAAAGCTCTCATCATTTTAAAGTCAACCATAATTGTACCATATGCACCAGGTACAGGCCAAGGGGGAATATTGCAAGTGAGTTTCATTCCAACTCGCGTTTCTTTTAAGTACAAACTAGATTGATCACCGTTTCCAACAATATGTACTACCTTATTCATAACATACTCCTAATCTTATCTTTGCCTTTTTTTCCAGTCCAATGCATAATTCGTATTTTGCCATTATAGCCATCTACTTCAGTTTGTATTCTCATTACGTTATATTCGTTAGGTAAATCCTTAATATAAGTAATTTTTGTAATAGGGTTTAATAATTTATCAAGTATCTCTTGATCTCCTATATCAGTAGTATGATTATTTCTGACAGCACCACACCATAATGATAATATTGTAGGTTTACCTATAAAGCCGACAATGCCTGAGTTGTGCCAAAGGTGCTTACGACGCAATATCCACGGTTCATCTTTAACCATTGCTAACTTATTAGGTTCTAATAAATCAAATATACCATCAATATTATCTTTAACTTCACAGTCTAAATCTATCCATACAGTTTTTTTCGAAGGAGATTTCCACATTGATAATGGTTTTCTAAACCAACCTTTTTCTTCCACTTCACCTAAATTCATAACAGCATGCGCATTTGATCGAACTAGCCTAAGTCCTTCTTTACTTAAACCAAAATCAGAAAATACTAATGGCTTTTCACAATGAGCTTTATAATTTTTAAAAAACCAAGGGAGCATCCATTCATGACCTTCATCACAACCAGTAATAAATGCTTCATCATATAATTTCATAGGTTTCACCATAATTATGTTTTGCGTAACATCCTTGTTTTTGTTGTATTGTAGTAAAACTGTCTCTTGCTTCTGCTGGCCAAGGATAATATTCACCTAGTGTAAACTTACTTGAATGTATGTATATGTCTGTTGGACCTGCAGAAAATACGCACTCATCAATCAATTGTTGTGCACCTTTTGGTGTTAATCTATATGCATGTGCACCTGGAAAATATGGTTTAGATACAAGTGATCCATAACCTATAAACGACGGTGTATTGAATTTGCCGTATGACGGTTTACCAAGGTTTAAAATATCAAACATCATCATTTGTGGAATATCACCAGTTAATACAGCGTCATGCTCAAATATGACTATAGGCTCTTTAGACTTAACACATTTTTTCCACAAACTGTGATGGCTTAAAAACCCTGCTATACAATTTTCTGGTCTGCTATATATCTCATTAAATGCTGCAGAAGGATACTTAAGTTTTTTTAACTCTTCATAAACATCACAATTTTCTGGAGTGTAAGCTTTATGCTTGTTTATTTTATAACCAAATACTAAACCACTTTTAACACATCTATCAGCAACCTGCACAGATCTGTCATTTTCTGTTATTGTTATTACATACATTTTCATAGTGTTGTTGTTGACCTCAATCCTTGTATTCTTGTATAGAAATTACGTGTTACACCAAGCTTAGGTACTAATTGATAGCACATTAGCGCGTCATTAGGCCACATGCCGTATTCTTGAGATAATTCTAGCATATGTTTTGCACCTGCTGGTTTTATAACGTATGCCGAATTTCCGGCTAATCCTTGCGGAATGTTAAATTCGTCAATCC